AGTGGTGGAACTAGTGCTAGTAAGACTATATCAATCTTACTCTACCTAATAGCTAAGGCACAGTCTGATGACACTATAACACTTACATCGGTTGTATCTGAATCAATCCCTCATTTAAAACGTGGAGCGATTAGAGATTTTAAAAACATATTACAAGGACATAAATATTGGAAAGACGCTAACTGGAACGCAACTGATAGTATATACACATTTGAAACAGGTAGCCAGATAGAGTTCTTTTCAGCAGATAATGGAGATAAGTTAAGAGGTGGTCGTAGAGATAGATTATTTATAAACGAAGCAAACAATGTAGCTAGAGATGCCTTTGACCAATTAGAAGTTAGAACAAAAGAGTTTGTCTTTCTTGACTGGAATCCAACAAATGAGTTTTGGTTCTATACAGATGTAAAAGATAGACCTGATGTAGACTTTATAACACTTACTTACTTAGACTGCTTAGAAGCCTTAGATGAACAGATAGTAAAGGCAATAGAAGCTCGTAAGGGAAATAAGAACTGGTGGCAAGTATATGGACTAGGACAACTAGGTGAGGTAGAGGGCAAGGTTTATAAGGACTGGAATATAATAGATGAAATACCCCACGAAGCAAGGTTAGAAAGATATGGTATGGACTTTGGTTATAGCAACGACCCTACAGCTATCGTAGGCATATACAAATACAATGGTGGCTTTATACTGGATGAGATAACATATCAAAAAGGACTAAGCAATAAACAAATAGCAGATACACTTTTAAACATAGACAGAGCTTTAGTTATAGCTGATAGTGCTGAACCTAAGAGTATAGATGAGATTAGAAGCTATGGTATAAACATATTACCCTGCACTAAAGGAAAAGACAGCGTAAATCAAGGAATACAATATGTTCAAGACCAGAAGATAAGCATAACTAAGCGTAGTATAAACTTAATAAAAGAATATAGAAATTACCTTTGGCAAACAGATAAGGAGGGAAGAAATATAAATGTGCCAGATGTAAACTTTAATCATTTAATGGATGCTCTAAGATATGGACTTGATAGTTATAAGCCTGTAACAGAAAGCTCTATATGGATACCAAATAATTCCCTTTAATAAATAACAACAATTTTGTGACTAAAACAGAAATACAAAGACAAGCCTTAAAAGTCTTAACAGACCATATTGTCAAATACGAAGATGGTGACTTCCAAATCTCTCGCAATAAAGTAATGCGAATGAGATTTCTTTGGGATACTGTAAGAGAAAACTACTTTGGAGTATTTAAACAAGACAAGGACTTAATAGGACAACAGAAAGTCTTTTATCCTTTAACAGAAGCTCTAGTATGGGAGAATGTAAAGAACATTGACCTAGATACTAAAGACATTAATACTAAAGGAAACAACCCTAACCAGTATGGACTAGCAGTAATAGTTCGTAATATGGTTCGTGATTGGATGGAGAAAGAGCAATTCGGTGAACAGATTAACGATGACCTAATGTATTTTGCTCTAGATGGACACTTAGTTAAACGCAAAGAGTATGGTATCTGTCCTATTACTAAAAAGAAACGCTTAACAACTCAAATAGTAGACCTTAGAAATATCTTTAGAGATATGGCAGGTGGTTCACTACAAGAAGAAGACTTTATTGAAAGACGAGTTCAAGATGTATCATACCTAAAAGAAACATATAAAGGTGAATGGTTAAACCTAGACAAATTAAAAGGTGGAACTAAAGTCCCAGAGATACATAACGAAGACGATACTAGAGAAAACATAAGCCCTGAAACAGATGTCTATTACGCTTATATGAGAATACCTAAGTCTTGGATTACAGGTAAAGGTAAAGACGATGAGTATGTAAATGGTAGAATAATATCTTCAGGCTTAATTAGTGGCTCACCTTTAATACATAGAATAGAAGAATGGAATAAGATTAGACCTTATGAAGAAGCTAAGTTTGAAGAAGCACCAGGAAGATGGGCTGGTCGTGGTATTGGTGAGAAATCATTATACTTACAACTATACCTAAACACTATTTATAATGTAAGACGAAACAACAACCTAGCTTTAATGAACCAGTTATTCCAGTTTAAAGAAGGCTCAGGTATTACACCAGAGAAGATGTCTAAGCTATTCGCAGGTGGTGCTATCGGAGTTCAGAATGTAGGAGATATTGCTAGACTAGATACACGCAACATTAACTTTACTGAAAGCATTAATGAAGAACAGAATGTAATACAGATAGCTAATCGTATTGCTAGTAGTCAAGAAGCCTCAACAGGTGAAGCACTACCAGCGTCTACACCAGCTACTAATGCTATTATTCAGTCAAGAGCAGTTAAGACATCATTCCAATTAAGACAAGAAAGATTTGGACTATTCCTATCTAGCTTATTTAAAAGACAATTACTACCAGACTTCTACAAGATATACTCTAAGAAAGACGCTTTAAGACTAATAGGAGAAGAAGAAACATCTAAACTAAAGAGAAAGCTAACTAAACTATACACCAATCAATTCATAGCAGAGAGTGGACAACAGATTACACCACAACAAGCAGACGCTATTGAAGCAGAAGTTAAACGCCAACTAGACGATAGAGAAGAACTATTTGCTTATATAGAAGACCTAAAAGACGCTGATAAGATTGATGTATCTTTCTACATTACAGATGAAACCTTTGATAAACAAACAATATTACAGAACTTACAACAGATACTCACTTCTTATGGTCAATTCTCACAAGACCCTAACTCACAGATTATCCTTAGAAATATGTTAGATATTATGGGCTTAGACGCTGAAAGTATAATTGGTAATATGTCACAGCAACCACAAGCACCACAAGGACAGCAAGGACAGCAAGAAGGACTACAAGCACCTGTTGAAGGACAATTAACAGATGACCAGTTGTTACAGAGCCAAGATAAGAGAATAGCTAATCAAGAAGCACAGGCTATGTAATATAAAACATTATGAAAGCAGAAACAAAACACAGACTAGACGAAAGAGCATACGAAATGTTAAGAGAAACAATTAAGGAATATACGAGCTTTAATAATCTAAACAAAGACAACATAGAATTAAGAAAGGAAGCAGTAAAGGTGTTTATCACCTGGTTAGAAAAAGTCTATAACCTAGATACTGCTGAAATAGAATTAGATATGGAAGGACAGGACTTATTAAACTTATTCAAAACTACCTAAGGGAAACCTAAAGTAGATTGATATAAAGAACTTTTTATAGATTAAGATAGTATTTAGCTATCACTATAAAAGACCTTTTACAACTATGGACAATCAAACCTTTGAAGAGGAAGGTGAATTAGATGTAACTGACACTTCTGAAAATGAAGAAAGTTATTCTGACGATACCGACACCTCAGATGAAGATGATTCAACCGAGAACTCAACCGATTTCTTAAGCAAAGCCAAAGAGATTACAGGTAGAGAGTTCAAAGACGAGGAAGATTTTAAAAAGCACTATAAAAACCTAAGCTCTTATGTTGGCAAGAAAGTCAATACTAAAGTAGAGCCTAAGGACACTAAGAGTGATAGCAAAGCAACTATCAGCGATGATAGAGTAGCAGAGCTAGAGTTTAAAATTGATAATCCTGAACTTAAAGAACACTTTGATGTAATCAAAATGGTAGCAAGAGAGAAAGGAAAAACTTACGGAGAGATATTAGATGACCCATTGGTCAAAGAACTTCTAGAAGTAAGAATGAGCAAGAAAGGTGAGAGCATTATTCACAAGAACAATAAAATCTCATCAAGCGATAACGCTAAGAAAGCTAAAAATGTTAACACCGAAGATGGTTTAGCAAATTACCTATTAGGTATGTTAGAAGAATAGCTTATCTAAAGTGAGATTAGAACAAAAGTATGGCAGACACATTATTTAAAAGCTACGAGGCTATTGGCAACAGAGAAGATTTAACTAACATTATTTCTGATATTTCACCAGTAGATACTCCTATGCTTTCTCGTTTTGGCAAAGCTAAAGCGATGAACACATTGCATAATTAAAACGCCATTTGTGCAATTAAAATTTCACTATATGCGGAAATATCTTAAAATCATAATTACTAATTAGTAACAACATTATGAATGTAACAATAGACAATTCGCAGGAAAAAACATTAGAAAATATATGCTGGTTAGCAGGAGCATTCGATGCTGATGGAACAGTCACTATACGTGACGCAAAAGCAAGAACTCCTCACCCATATTTTGACCTTTCAAACAGTGATGATGTATTTATAGAAAAAACAGTTAGAGTTTTAAAATCTTTAGGGGTTAATCCTCATATAAGAGAACAAAAACTAAATAAGAAATGGAAAACTGTCTATAGAGTATCATTAACACGACAAGCACAAGTCAAAGAAGTATTACAAATATTACTTCCTTACTTGACTGCTAAAAAGGCTAGAGCTTCTTTAGTTATAGATTACATTGATAATCATAACTACGAAATAGTAAAAGACGTAAAACTATTAAACAGAAGAGGCGATGTTTATTCCTCAGAGACTACACGTGAAAATCAGTCGACTGCCGACTAGATGTGATATAGTCCGAACTATATGGAGACATATAGAAGTAAACAGTAAAAGTTTACGATAACAAAAAAGGAATGGCAAACTGACGCATTAGCATCAGCTTCCACCACTGGTGTAGTAGAAGGAACAGACGCAGAAGCAGCAGCTTTAACAGCTACAATTCGTCTAGGTAATTACAGTCAGATTAGTCGTAGAATTTTTAGAGTTTCAGAAACTCAAGAAGCTATTGACCACGCTGGTCGTAATTCAGAGTATGCTTATCAAGCAGCTAAAGCTATGAAAGCCTTAGCAAATGATATTGAGAAAACTTTACACGATGGAACAGGTAATTCTGGTGCATCAGGAACAGCTCGTGAACTTAAAGGAGTTCGTGCAGCTATTTCTACTAACACAATTACAGCAGCTACTGGTTCAACAACCGCAACTTTAACTGTAACTAAGTTAGATGAACTATTACGCACAGTATGGGCATCTGGTGGTAAACCAAATGCTATCTATGTAAATGGAACACAGAAAGAAGCTATCGGTAAGTTCTCTACTCCTATCACTAGGAATATTGACGCTACATCTAAGAGATTTACTCAAGTAGTAAATGTTTATGACTCCAATTATGGACCATTAGACATCATCTTAGATAGATATTCAACTACTTCAGAACTATTGGCTCTACAAGAAGACCAATTCAAAGTAGCATTCTTACGCCCTGTATATATGAAAGAACTTCCAAATGCAGGTGGTGGTCAGAAAGGTTTAGTTGAAGCAGAATACACATTACAATATGGTAATGAAAAGGCTTCAGGAAAGATTACTAACTTAGCTTAAAACCTAAATAGTAATTAGCAAATCAATTTATTAATTTAATATATTGCTTGGGAGGGTTGTCAAACTTCCTTTCCCAAGTTTGAAAGCAATATGAAAACAAATAAAGTAAAAAAGTATACATTAAAAGAAGGAATAAATGTAAATCCTACACAGAAACTAGCAATGGAAGCTATGGCAGACTGGTTAAGTAATGACCCTGACCCTAATGGAACGCTTAATAAGATTAAGAAAGACAACGCCAGAAAGAGAAGTCTATCTAAGAACAACCCTATTAAACTATTAAAGGAAGAACTAACACCACAAGAGTTTAGAGATTTCTTTATGGACTTAGCAGACCTTAGAACTTATTATGCTATTGAGTATTATAAGAAAGGCAAAAAGATTAAGACAACAGACTTCGCAAGTCTTTACTACCTACCAACAGTTATTTACAATCATAACTTTAAGTATTGGAAAACCTTAATACAGGAATATAGATTTTATGAAAGACCTGAATTTATGGTCGTTCCACCTGAAATGATAGAAGGCTTTGAAAGAGTAGAGAAGATTAAAAAGGTTAGTGTAGATGAGCTTAATAAAGTAACTAAATAGTATGAGTAATTTAAAAATATTTACACTTCCTTGTAATAATGACGGTTGCACTCACTATCGTATAAACAAACCCTATAAAGGAATGAATGATAATGGCATAATATTCTTTGAACAAAAGGATATGGAATCACCAGAAGCTCTACAATACTTAGAAAATGCTGACTACATCTTATGTAGGCAATACCACGACAAAGTAGTAAAGATAATTGATAACCTATTTAATAGTAAAGAAGCAAAGAAAGAAGGTAAGAAGATGCCAAAGATAATACTAGATATGGATGATGATGTATTTGATATAGACCCTTATAATGAGTCTTATAGAGTGTTTGGAACTAAAGAGGTTAAGCACGGAAATAAATGGTTATGGCAAGACAAGGTTAATATAGATATAGAGGCAAATAAAGAATATCACGAAAGCCTTAAATGGCTTATCAAAAGAGCAGATGTTTTAACAGTATCAACTGAAAGACTAAAAGAAAGATATAAAGAGTTTAACAATAACATAATAATAGTTCCTAATGCTATTGACCCTAAAGACTGGATAGTTCCTAACTTCAAAGAAAAGAAAGAAATAAGAATAGGCTGGTCTGGTGGAGTTAGTCATTATACAGACTGGTATCCTATAAAAGAGGATATAGAAAGAATAATGAAAGAATACCCACAAGTTAAGTTATGTATAGCAGGGGCGATGTTTGAAGGTATATTTAAAAACATAGATAAAGATAGAGTAGAAACTTGGCATTGGGTAGACCCAACAGGACACGGATATAGAATGGGAATAATGGACTTAGACCTTGCGATTATACCTCTAGCAGATACTCCCTTTAACGCTAACAAGTCTAACATTAAATTCTATGAGTTCTCTAGCCTAAAAATACCGACTATATGCTCTAATGTAGCACCTTATAAAGATG